CGACTACAAAGCCTTCGACATGACTCAACACCCGGAAGTCATGCCTTACATCAACTCCATCTTTGAGCGCTGTCTCAGGTCCACTGGCGCAACGCCGGAGGAAGCCAATGTCATCCGTACTCTCGGGTTGGCCATGTGCTTTGCTCCGGAGTACTGGCGCACTACTGGATACTCGCGCTCTGGTGGCAACCCGTCGGGATGCCAGATCACCTCCATCCTCAACTCGCTCTACCAAGAACTTCTTCTCCGCGCCTTCTTCATCCTCCGATTCAAGGACGACCTCCTCGAGGATGCGTTCGATGCCCATGTCGACTGTCTTATCTATGGCGACGACCTCGCCATGTCAGTCTCGGACCAAGTCGTTGATCGCTACAATCTGATGACGCTCCATGTAGATTTCGCCACGATTGGCATGGACTTCATGCAGCTCGTCGGCGGGGAGAAGACCATCCCCACCAGTCCAACCGTCCCCGCTGCCGAGGTCTCATTTCTCGGCAGATACCCGCGCCCTCTCAATGCCAATCTCGACCCCGGCCCCGCCACCCTCTGGATCGGTGTCATGCACCCAGAACGCATTCTGGCCCGGCTCTTTTTCGCCAAGGGCGTCAATCACAACCCTGATTACCTCAACGAACTTTACCAACAACTCATCGATTCAGCGCTCCTCGACCTCTGGCCTCACGGCTCTCACGTCTACAATTTCTGGACTCGACTTATTGAAAAGATATCATCCCGGTTCGATCTGCACCCAACCATCACACCCCATGCCAGCTTCGCCTCGTATTACAGGAAGTGCCTCAGCACACTGCCAGCTAGTGATGAAAGCAGTTTACCCTTTGAAGAAATTCAACAACAACATGACTCAAAACCAAACAATAAGCTTTGTGGAGAAAGTGTCCTCGCAGGACGCCTCCACCGGTACCTGGGCGGAACTAGCCCGGACCTCGGAAGAACTGAACTTCCACTCGCTGACGGCGAGAGCAATTCTTGCGCAGCACCTCGATTGGACTGCAGCGACATCT